GTCCAAAATGTTTTTAGAAAATCTTACAAAGCTTGAAAAGAATCTTTGGAACAGCCATGTTGAGTTTGTTGGTGTTGACCATGATATGGCTGAAATGTATGCCGAAGATCGTAACGATGTTCTCGAAGTAAAGAGTCGTTTCAATAAAGGTCACATGGGTTCGCTTAAAAGCTTCATTGATTGTATGGATACACATCCTCGCGAAGGTGTTGTTATCGCTTTTGCTAAAGATCTTGGCAACGATTGGGTTCTTAATAATCTTGGATATGAGGTACGTGTATAATGACTAAGTTCGAATTGATCTTTGGTGGTATCACTTTTATGTTGGCTATGGCTGCACTTCCAATTTTGTTGATCTGGTAGAGGAGTAACCTATGACTAATGAATACGGTATGAATGTTGAAGGCACTAAACGGTATGACACACGTCATGGTGGTGCATATGATCGTGGTTCTGCAGATAGCTATTACCACCGTCCACGTAGGCCTCATTATTTTGAAGGTGGCACTAATAAGTCAAATCATATTCCAGAAGAATTGATGTCTAATGATGAGATCGAAGCTTATAATGCAGGTTATGAATACAACGAAGAAACAGGTGATAAGAAGGATTGGGGTTAAGTGAAGAATCCTATTGCGAAATATCTGATGTGTGCATATGCCTATTATGTAGAGGATGATCCATTGATCTCTGACGCTGAGTTTGACGAATTAGCTCAGTATCTACTTGATAACTGGGATGATGTAGACCATAGACATAAGCGATATATTTCAAAGTCTGATCTCAAAGCTGGTACCTTTCTAGGTAACTATCCATCAATGGTACAAGGAGCAGTTAAATCATGGCGCATAAGTCAGAATTCATAGAAACAAAGAACCATCCATTTGTCGGAGTCAAGTGGCCAGTAACTGGTTCAAAGGGCGATCAATACTACGTAGAGATGGTTGACTACGGTTTTGATTGTACTTGTATTGCCTATCGTAAGTGTAAACATATCAAGGAAGTTGAATTAAAATTAAAAAAAATGACAAGTTATTGATTTGATTGAATATTTCTGCTCACTTTTTTGTTTACAATCAGTTAAAAGTATGGTAGAATGTATATACAAAATGAGGAAAAGAGGAGTTCCAAATGTCAGTTATTATTACCAAGAATATGTCTACAACACAACGTCTAGCTGCTATCAAAAAAGCTGCTGACAAGTTTCAGGCCAAGCAAACACGCATTGGTCGCCTTCGTGATTATACCGAGACTCCTAAAGACGAGCAAGGTATCGACACTCACAACATCAATGCTTATACAGATTCTGAAAAGTATGTTGATGAGTACTATGGCGATCGTGCACGTGCACAGGCTTCTTATGAGTCAAGTGAAGGGTGGAACTAAACATGACGATGCATTTAGTGCGCGGAATGAGCAGTATAAATACTAGGAAACGCCGGCGTAATAAAGAACCGGGTCAAGACAAAGCGCTCGAAGAACACAACAAATGGCTTCGTAAACGTGGTGTCCATCCTGATCAGTTGAAAACTAAGGAGAAGAATAATGGCTCGAGTATTCCGGACTATGCAAGCACATCGTTCAGCATCCCGACGTCGGACGTCGTTACACCCATCCAAGGAAAGCGTAACGCACAGGAATACTCTGGAGACTATATCGTCGGACTCGCCACGATGCACAAGTCAAACACAGTTCCCGTTGGTAAAGGAACTGATCCAAAAATATACGCACAAATGAGGAGAAGTTAATGGTTAATAATGCCTATCCACGATTTGAAATGCTCTATAAGAAGTGGAGAATTCAATGTGATAAGAGTCCATTTGTCTCGGTAGAGACGTGGGATTGGATGATCGAAACAGAAAAAAATGGTCCAGTCTTCTGGCATAAAACAACTGGGTCACAACCCACGCCGGTTGAAATCCGTGCCTACATTGACGAGTCGAGTCCAAACTGGTTATGCTAAGCGAAGCTTTGGTTTGTCTAGCTCTTAATGCATATTGGGAAGCTAGAAACCAAGATATGAATGGCATGATCGCGGTCAGTCAGGTTGTCATGAACAGAGTTGAATCAGAATATTATCCTGATACTGTCTGTGATGTTGTCTTTCAAGGTCCGACTCGACCATCTTGGAAAGATCCTGAGATTAGAATACCGGTACGTGATCGCTGCCAGTTCTCTTGGTATTGTGATGGTAAATCTGATAAGATTCCTGATGGTGATAATGAAGCCTGGGACATGGCGCGACTTGCAGCCTTTGGTGCATACTTTGGAAAGACCGACGATCTAGTTGATGGTTCACTATGGTACCATGCCGACTATGTCACACCGGGATGGGCTGAAGTGAAAACAGTAAAAGCAACGATTGGTGATCATATCTTTTATGGTTGGAATCATGGAGAGTATGAATGAAAAAACATGTCTTATATAAGTACGGACCAGCAATTCTTGGTGTCATTAATCTAATAGTTGCTAATGGTAATCTCATGATGATCATTACTGGAATCATTTTAATTTTTATGGCAATAATGGATTTTTTTAGTTATGATGGGTAAAGATATTTTTGAAGATATTAATATTGACGCTCTTCAGTTTGATATGGAGATGGAAGACGCTGCTCGCCAGTTAGTAGATAACTATGGTAAAGAACTTACCGAGTCAGATCTGATCTTGCTCAAAGGAATGGCAGACGGGTCTAACACCGAGAGTATTCTAGCACAGTACTGTCTTGACTACTATCTGACTCAAAACTATCAACCTGAACGAATCGATACAAATAAGTTTCCGTCTACTGCAAAAAAGGCGTGGTGGAAACTCTGGTAATCGCAACCGATACTATATTTCTCGGCTCTGCTCAATAAGCTTAGCTTAGAGGATCTCCTTTCTTCTCTAAGCTAAGCAAATTAATTTAGAATCTGCTCATTATTTTGTTTACAAACACAGTAAAACGTGATAGAATATATCTAACAATAAAGGGAACAGTCGAGCGATGAACGCGGTTAAGCCTGTAACGACTATAAAATAAAGACGCAGGTGGGAAGTGGAGCGCCCTCATAAGAAAGGCCCATCATATTATTTTTGATTGTTGAGGAGCAATATTATGGCTATACCAAAGAGAACCAAAAAGAAAACTATTAGAGCTCGTGCCCGTACTGGTGTACTTGGAGCTCCGGTCGACAAAGGCTTTGACGCAGTCAAAGACTATTTCCATATGGAAATTGACCGTAAAGATCTTATTTCACAAACCAAAACTTTTACAAAAAACAACTTCAGTAAGACAGATGCCAAATATATCTTGGCCTGTCCTGACTATAAATTTCAATTTTCACATTATGCGGCTACTGCTTTTTGGTATAACACTCAGCAGGAAGTCACGGAGAGATCAGAGTATTGGAAACAATCTCTGGTGAAGAAGCTGTCTGAGCTCATTGATATGGGTAAGACATTACATCATGAAAAAGCTATGCAGGCGAAAGTAACATCGAATGTTGTTACACTCTCTCCTCAACAACGTCTGCAGGCTAAAATTTCAAACACCATCATGCAAGATCTCCTCAATCTTGAAGATGAGTGGCTTGAAGGTGAAAAAGCTTCTATCAATGTTTACGATTTGTTTCGTAAGCATGGGTTGAGTGGCAGCGCTGCTCTTCCCGTCCGTCAGGTGGTTGAGGGCTGGTTGCTTGATTATGAAGACGCATATCATAAGCGTTGTGAACAAGCAGTAGAAGGCTATTCGCATCTTAAGCGACCAGAACTCAACCGCCGCATTAAAGAATGTCAAGCAATGCTTGAAGATCTAGATCGAATTAAATCTGCAGCGAAAGCAACTCGCAAAGCCAAAGTTGCAAAAGCTCCGTCAATGGAGAAACAAGTATCAAAAGTCAAATACAAAAAAGAAGATAATGACTTTAAGATTGTTTCTATCAATCCAGCGCAGATTATTGGTAAGACTCATCTCCTCTGTTTTAATACAAAGACTCGTAAGTTGATTGAATACAAAACAGAGTCAACCGATGGTTTTGTGATTAGTGGTACTACTATTAAGAACATAAACAGTGAGTCTCGTGCATGGACGCTGAGAAAGCCTATGGATATATTGCCATCTGCACTCAGCTCAACACCAAAGCAATTTGAGACTTTGGTCAAACAAATTACTACTAAACCGACCACTCCTAATGGTCGAATCAATGAAGATACTATATTGTTGAGGGTATTGAAATGACAATTGAACAAGAATTTCTAACTAAGTCTAAGTTTACTAAGCTCGTTGAAGATGCAGTGAATGAGCTAAAATTAAGTTATCTGGATGCTATTCTATATCTTTGTGAGAAGAACCAGCTAGAACCAGAAGATATGAAAAAGTTTGTCTCACCTATTATTAAGGACAAACTTGAAGCTGAGGCAATGCAGCTTAATTTCTTGCCAAAACAAAATACTCTTGATTCAGCCTTTTTCGAATGATGAGTATATATAATTGTGTACAACGACGCATGAACGTTGTATAATATAAAATCATATTTCAGCTATACAAGGAAAATACAAATATGTCTTTTGCAAATTTAAAACGCAACCGCGATCAAATCTCCAAACTCGTTCAAGCCGCAGAAACTGCCGGTGGTGGTGAAAAGAAAAACTACTCCGATGAACGTATCTGGAAACCCACAGTAGATAAAGCAGGTAATGGTTATGCCGTCCTCCGATTCCTCCCATCAGCCGAAGGTCAAGACCTCCCATGGGTTCGTTACTGGGACCACGGTTTCAAAGGACCAACCGGTCTTTGGTATATCGAAAACAGCCTTACTTCTATTGGTCAACCTGATCCAGTCGGGGAACTTAACTCACGCCTTTGGAACTCTGGTATCGAATCAGACAAAGACCGAGCCCGTGATCAAAAACGTAGACTCCATTATGTAGTCAATGTGCTTATTGTACAAGATCCTTCAAATCCATCTAACGAAGGTAAAGTAATGCTTTACAAGTTTGGTAAGAAGATCTTTGACAAGATCATGGATTCTATGCAGCCAGAGTTTGCTGATGAAAGTCCGGTTAATCCTTTTGACTTCTGGGAAGGTGCTGACTTTAAACTAAAAATTCGTAATGTTGAAGGATACCGTAATTATGATAAGTCAGAGTTTTCAAGCTCAACTGGTCTCTATGATGGAGACGAAGCCAAGTTGGAAGCAGTCTATAACCAACTACATGATCTCAGTGAGTTCTCCGATCCAAAGAACTACAAAACATACGATGAGCTTAAAACCAAACTCAGCCGAGTTCTTGGAGAAGAAGCAGTAAGTTCAGGTGCTCCTACAATGAGACAAGAAGCTCAAATGAATGAGCCAGCTCCTGCTCCAATGGAACCAGTCACTGCTGAGTCTGTACCAGCCAGTGATGACGACGATACCATGTCATACTTTGCGAGATTAGCAAGTGAGGGATGATCACCACAACTTTTATTCTGATGACGGTAGCCGCGAGGCTATCGTCTTCAAGACATCTGATGAAGATGGATGGTTCGTTGATCTATTAGAAGATGACGTAGTTGTCGAAACACGTAAGATGGAAACAGATGGTGTGCTTCATAGCGAACAATACGCTGAAGACTGCGCTGAGAACTGGGTAATGTATATCTTTTAGTTCAGGTATCCACTCGTAGAAAGATTCATACGACTATTGAGTGCGCCTGAGTAATCATCGCTTTGACCAGCAGCTGGTGGTGGAGCAGAAAGCGTAGTATTTGACTGACCAATATTCTGTGTTGTATTGGTAGATCCATCAACAATCATTGGTTGGCCGGGTGGTGCATTACCAAGCGCAGTTTCATTTCTAAGGCTTTCTCCAGATGTTGGCTTTGGTGCCTTCATTGCTGCTTCGCGATTTTGAAGAGCTAGTAATGCTGCTCTTCTTTCTTCTAGTTCTTTACCCATTGAAGTTTTAGCAAACTTATCAGCACCCTGCAGGTTTTCAAATTTTTCAAGTTGTGCTACTCGCGCCATAAATGTATCACTGCCGATCAACTCGCCAGTTCTAAATTTGGTGTCTGTACTTTTTGCTTGTAGAGTAAAGTCTTGCCCTTGCCCAGCGTTAGTGGCAAAGCGCGCAACAGTTGCTGCATCTTCTGGAGATGCTCCAGCATCTAACTGTGCCTGCTGAACTTTATTAAATGTAACAGACTCATCTTCTCTTTTCTTTTGAGCCTCGGCCAGATCTTTATACATTTCAGTAGTTTTAAACCACTCACCGACTGCATAACCTATCGTTGCAATGCCAATAATAGCTCCAAGCGGTCCAGCAAACCTAAGCATGCCTCCAGCAATTTTTAATAACGTACCGCCACGTGATGCTGCTGCACCTGCTCCAGCCGCGCCTGCTGTTCCGACTCCAGCAGATGCGGTAATTGCGGTACCCAATAATCCTAATCCTCTTAAAACAGCTGGAACTTTACCCCAGAGAAGTGTTAAAGCCTTAATCCCAAGTCCTAGTGTTTTCTTTCCTAAGAATCCCATAGCTCCAAGAGTAGCACCCGGAGCTAGAACTAATCCTAATCCAGCAATCAAACCTAAAGTCTTAAATACTTTGTTCTCACCTTCGCCTATTCCAAAAAATTCAGCAATTCGCCCATTGAGTAGATCGTTAATTCCGTCTAAACCACCTTTAAGAGTTTCACGAAGGAAAGTGCCGATGCTCAGCATAACACCTTTAAGGTCATCTAAGTTTGCTATATCAGCACCAAGTAAATTACCAAATGATTTACCGAGTTCTAATAACTGTGCCGCAACTTCATCATCAATTAAGAATCCAGCCGCAGCACCAATTAGAGCGAATTTTTTACCAAGAAGAGAACCAAGAGCACCACCTTGAATTGCTCGAGTAACTTGGTTTTTCATCTCGGCAGAAGCTTCTGGACCAAGCAAAAATCCTGCAATCTCATCAGCAAAGATGCCAACTGCAAGAGCTGGAATACCACGTTTAAGAAGAACACCGGCAAGAATTCCGGGAAGAGCCATTAGAGCAGCAGGTGTCAAGAAACTACCTATTTTACCAAGCATTCCTTGAATATTACCTAAACCTTTTTCTGCGCCACCTTTAATAGCTCCACCAGCAGCACTTAATCCACCAGCAACTCGAGAAAATCTTCCGCCTTCTCTGTCTTTCTCAAGATCTTTCAACTTAGCCATTGAAGCAGCTTTAAGTTGAGATTCTAGAGTTTTAGACAATAGATTATTCGTCGAAAGAACAGACTTCTGAGTATCTCTCAGAATTTCATTCTGCGATAATAGAGTTTCATTTACTGCTTTTAAATTTGCCATCTATTGCTGCTGCTGATTCTTCTCTTTCATATGCTGTATGAGCATATAGATTATGATTTCCCTCTCCCACGGTATCATATTATCAAGTTCAGTTAACGAATATTGGTGCTCTTGAGCTAATAAAAAATTGGTTTGATAATAATTTTCTAGAGTATCATGAGAAAGGTTTATGAAAAAAAATCTTGCAGTCCCTCCACTACTAATGTGTTTTCTTTTTCGCATTTTTCACAATTGAATTTCTTTTGGTATTTCATCGATGGTACATTAGAAACAAAGTCTGCAATCTTTCCGTATTGTTCATCATTCAATGACGAAATAAAATCATCGATCTCTTCAATTGTTTCATCTTTTAATATAACATTTTCTTCCTCAGTCTGAATTGCTTCCATACAATTACGAAGTGTAGCAAGTAATTGTTCAGTCTGAGTACGTTTATCGTTTAATAGAACTCTATCACCAATGATGTCAGTGTAAGTAGGATATTTCATTTTCAATGTATATGTGTCATTGAGCTCGATAGTCATATCTTTCTTTTCAACATCAATATTGATTTCATTTAAATTGATAGTTAGCTTATTTTCATGACCACAGTTTGTACACTTCATGATAACATCGTTAGTTTCACCAACAGACTTTGATCGGATCTGTGTAAAGATATAATCAACATCGAATGTTGCTAATTTACCAACATCAATATTTTTAACACACGCTTGAATACAATTCAAAACTGCTTTTAAAATTTGTTTTACGTCTTTTGATTCATATGAAATCATAAGGACTTTCTGTTCTTTTACTAAGAATGGCCTGAAGCCAACAGAGTGTCCAGTCGAAGGTACCGTCAATTCATACTCAGGTACATCATTTAGTCGCGGTAGTGCCATAATTTACTCCTTAAAGGCCATATCCAAGAGAAAGCTGACCAGCTGGTACTCTTTCCCAAAATCTATAAGACATCGTAACACTGAATGTTACAAATCCGTCTTGATCATTACTATAGTCAATTTGACTCAATGTTGTCGGAAATGCGTCAACTAGCGCACAAGAATAAGTTGAAATCTGCGGATTCATTCCAAGTGGTAGAGATATACGACCAAATGGAATAGGGTTTGCTAATTGGTGAATGGTAACTCTCTTCTTATATTCAGTCGGATAATTGACAACGTTCTTGTCCTGATTTCCGGGAGAAGTATCATGCATTGTTGCAATCCAGCTTTCAAAATAATTACGAATCGGAAGTGTTGAAGTCTCCATGAATTGAAGAGTCACATCATCCATAGCATAACCATACATTACTTTTTGCTGTTCGATACCAACTCGACGTTCATGAGTCAACATTTGTTTACCCGGAAGAGTTGCGTTTGTACAAAGAATATTTCGTTGTGCTGAACCAAGAGCACCTGTGATTGCTCCAAGTACTCCGGTGCCACCGCCAATTGATGGTAAACTAACCATGAACTTGTTTGTACGAGCCAGTCCTAGTCCAGCAGTGATAGCTAATTTTAATGTGTCTACGCTGCTCATCCTCTTAACTTCTTCCTCGAATCTCTATAAACTGAATTAGCACTTGCTTTATTCCAATCTGCCATTGGAAGGAATGTAGCGATTTCCCATTCAGGTTTGTCAACTAGAGCAAATCTGCTTTTGACATGTTTGAACAAATAATGCTTCATTGCTGGTGCAATATATTTCTGTGGAATTTTTGCGTTATCATTTCCTAGTATTACGTCAAGAAGTTTGGCTCTGAGAGTTGGTGGCAAATAATGTAGATTCAATCCATAGAATCCACCTTTTGCCGGGCCCATCATAATGATCAGAGGAAATCCATCATAATATGGTAGAGTGTCTTTATGCTTTGGATCATAGAAGTACATGTACATATTTCCAAGCAATCCAGTTTTAGTTATCGGTTTATTCCTAAGATCTAATGCATCGTCTTGCATAATCTTATTGCGGTTACCGACGGTTCTGCCTCGGAACATTTCGCGTGCTTTGTTCCGAAACCACTCAATAGATTGCTTTGTCCGGGGTGTAATACCAGCGCGGAACGCTTCAATCTCGAGTTCTCTAAATAAACTTTCTCCTGCCATACGTGTATTTATAACTATTTCTTGCGTCTTTTATAAGGCTTCAACGGCTTTAATTTACCGGGAACTTTCTTCAAGGGTTTAGACATAATCCCCATTGACGTTAATGTTTCTTCGGTCCAGATTTGAAACTCCCATTTACGATCTTTACAAAACGATTGAGCAGCTTCCCACTTATTCATATTCTTTACATAAGTGACTGCCTCATTTATGTATTGCCTTTGGTTTTTTCCGGTTTTCTTGGGCGGGGCTGTTTCTTTTGCTGGCTTGATTTCGACGAGGACTGTTTTGTTTTCAAAGACAATCTTGATATCGGGGAAATAGCGGTGATACTTTTTATCGACGTCATAGTAGTATGGAATCACAATCTCTTCGGATGACCACTTCTTTACTTTTGGATTTCTGTCGAGCCATTTAAATGTGTCTCTTTCCCACAACGATCTATATACTACGTTGTTTGGATCACCAGCGTACTTCTTTTTATTCTCTACAGTGTATCTTCCAGAATAGGCCATTTTACGTTATAAATACTCATGAGTTATTTGTATATCTATAGGAAAAGAACGAATGTCTTATACACTAATGGACGAGAGCTGGGCTAACCAAGGCGATCAAAGAGTCACTGGTCCCTATCAGTATCCGCTTGAAAGAAACCAGCTCCTTACACGAATCTCATTTCAAGCAATGAAAATACTACCACCCGAGTTTAGCGTTAATTATAATGCTAGTGAGACATATACAGCCGGACCGCCAAATCAAATAAGAACTAAAGAATCTGGAAATATTACTTCAACTGGGTTAAAAATGCGGTCTATCCCTGGTGAAAAAGCGCTTATTCATGTTCCTATTAGTTTTCAAGTAAATGATGGATTCAACTATAGTGGTGCAGAACTTGGAGCGTTTGGTGGTGCTATTACAAATGTTCTAAATCAAGGTGGATCAGTTGGTCAGGCTGCGATGGAAGGTTTAAAAGAAACCGGCCAAAGTTTTCTTTCGCTATTAAGCGCATTCGGTGGGTCTGAACAAGAACTTGGTAGACTCGGTATTGCTCGATTAGCAAGAGGTTTACCCGTTGGATCTCAGGCTGTACAGGTTGGTGCTAGAGTTTCAGTAAATCCAAATGCACGTACCGCATTTCAAAATGTTAACATCCGTGAATTTAACTTTGCTTTCAAGTTTCTTCCAACAAGTTTTGAAGAGTCTAAACAAGTCAAAGCAATTATTAATTTCTTCAGGTGGCATTCGTATCCTGAGTTAATTGGTGATCCTAACTTTGCGGTTGGTTATGAATACCCAAATATGTTTAGAATTAAACTGCAATACACCGGTGATGGAAGTCCAAAAAATATTGGCACTCCTATTAAGCTGTGTTATTGTAAGTCAATTAGTACTACATATAATCCAACATCTACAACTGTATTCTCCGATGGTTCACCAACAGAGATTGATATGAACGTTACATTTGCAGAATACAAAGCACAGTCAAGAAACGATGTCTTTTTGCAGGACAATGTTTCGTATTACGATTTTGAAGGTGTGGCTGATGAGAATGAAGTACTTGCTCCACCAGCTGAAGGACCTCGACAGCGTACTGCTGCTGATACACCGGAGGGATTATAATGTCTAATTTCTTTAAGTCTTTTCCAATTATTGATTATAAGTTTGGTGAAAACGAAGCTACAGACAAGTTTGAAAATATATCTGTGTATGCCAACATTGTTGATCAAGTAATGAACAACGTTGCTGCTTATACTGAATATTACGCTCTTCCAGAAGATAGGCCAGATACAGTATCTGAAAAATTATATGGAACTCCAAATTATCATTGGACTTTTTATTTAACGAATGAAGATGTTCGCTCAACTGGTTGGCCATTGTCGCCTCGTCAATTGTTCAATCAAATTACTCAATTATATCCTAGGCGTGTGATTACAACTCGAACTAAATTAACAGACAAGTTTAAAGTAGGTCAAACAATTACTGGTAGCACTTCGGCAGCGACTGCAACAATTGCACAAAGAAATCTTAATTTTGGTCAATTATTTCTCGAGGACGTGAGTGGTTCATTTCTTGTTGGTGAGAATATTAATAGTGTAAATACCGATAATGTTACTGAAACAATTGTAGCAACCAGCTTTGAGTTTCAGTATAATACTGCTCATCATTACGAAAACGCTGAAGGCCATATTGTTGATATAGATCCTGAAGTTGGACCGGGAGCTCTTTTAACTGAAGTAACTTGGTATCAGCGTTTAGAAAGACTGAATGACGCGAAAAGGCAAATGAAAGTTATTAAACCATCAATCATTCGTGAAGTCGCTAGATCGTTTAGAGATACTGTTGGAACATAATGCCTCCTATTGAAAGAACAAAATCATCGTTTGAACTCGACCAGGTGTTGCTTGAATCTGAGCGACTGCCAAAATCTGTTGACCTGAAAAGAGTCGTTACTGATTTAGATATATTTGAACACCTTGATAAACCATATCTTACTGCAGAAATGTCTATAGCCGATCAGACAAATCTTTACGAAACTGCTGGTATAATTGGCGGTGAAAGAATTACAATTACTATTACGTCGGCCAAAGATGATGTTTCTGTACCAATCACCAATCATTTTTACGTTACTAAAGCAAAAGTAATTTATGCTAATGATGATTCACAACTTGTAATCTTTAGTCTTATTGAAGATATTGCTTTCATATCAAACTTATATAACGTCAATCGACATTATTCTGGTAAGTGCGGAAACATTATTGAAAAAATAGCAAAGCAATATTTCAAAGAACAACTGAGCTCAGACGAACCACTTAGCCAACTAAAAAATGAAAATCAAAATTTACACTTGATTGTTCCAAATATGGATCCATTAGAAGCTATGCAATGGGTGCGAAATAGAGCAACAACAGTTGAAGGATTTCCGTTCTATCTGCATTCGTCTTTGACAAAGGATAGTTTGTTTTTTAGAGATCTTGGTACACTCTTAACTCAACCAGTGATTAATCCAATTGAACGCTTTAGAATTGACAAAGCTTCTCTTGATTCTCCAAGTAATAAAATGATTATTAATCATAAATTTGAGTCATTTCAAAATATTGTAACCATGATTGCAAAAGGCTTAATTGGATCTAGTTATCGTTATATCGACACTACACAAGAAACCAGTCGGACTTTTTCTTTTGATGTGAGAAGAGATCTATACGATGTGCTGATTGAAAAAGGATTTATGGCTGGCCAAGAAAATCCAGAGTTCTCGACATTATACAAAGTTAATGAAAAATCATTTAACGAATATAGAAGTAGAGACATCACACGAATTGGTGGATCTAACTCTCAACGTAATTTCTTTTGGAATGATGACCAAGAACACACATGGGACAATGGCTATTCAGAATCAAAAACTGCAGCTGGTTACAAACAGGTTGTAATTTCATGTGTAATGGATGACATCATCAAGAGAGCTCCTTTTACTATGATTGTTGATGGAATCAACTTTATTGACGGTGATAAACATTCAACAATTGGAAATAATATTGCTGTTGAATTTCCAAAGGCAACTGCTGACAGAGATACAGGATCAAATCAAATAGATACAAGAAGGTCAGGCAATTATTTGATTTTTGCTTGTCGGCATATGTTTAAGAAAGAAAAATATGAAGTGTCTCTTTCATGCGTAAAGATGGGAGATTTGAGACAGAATGACTAGTTTATACAAACAATTTTATGGTGACGGAACAAGATGGTTTATAGGTGAAGTGACATCTATTAAAGATCCTCTTCAACTCGGTCGAGTGAGAGTTCAGATTGAAGGTATTCATCACGACAATAGTAATCTAATACCGCGGCACAGGTTACCTTGGGCGCAATGTTTAGTGCCTATCACTGAAGGTGGTACGAATGGATATGGAAATAATCTAGGAATTCAAGTTGGTGCTAGAGTTTTCGGTGTTTTCCTTGATGGCACAGATTCTCAATTACCGTTAGTTATGGGTACGTTGCCTAAATTTGAAAATACTACAAATGCTGATGGTACAATCAATCTTGCAAGAAACAATAGTGACGTACAGAATAAATCAACAAATGTTTTAGCAACTGGAACAAATACATTAGTTGCTCGAAAAGTTTCAAACCAGACTGATCCAGTAAAAATTGCAAAAGATGCAAATTCTCGTGGAGGTGAAGAGCCGTTTGACGAACCGGATTCTCCATACAACACAATATATCCAATGAACTACGTCCATGAAACTCCTCGTGGAAATGTAATTGAAATTGATGATTCTCATGATAGCGATGGTGATGGTAATATTACCGACTATTCACGTATTCACATTTATCATCGTTCAGGTTCCTTTGTTGAAATGCACCCGAATGGAGATGTGGTCACTCACCACAAGAACGGATTCAAAGCAGTACATGGTAATGACAAGGTTTATATTACCGGTGATTTAGATATTACAGTCAACGGTAACATGAATGTTAATGTCAAAGGAAATCTTACAGAAAATATTACTGGTAGCATGGATACAAATGTAACAAAAGATATTACTACTGACGGCAAAACTATTAACTTGAATAATGGAAGTAAAGAAACAGATGGTGCTGCACGATTAAATGATACAACTGTTGATAATGATACTGAAATCAATGGAAATGACGCTGGTGTAATTACAAGCAGTTCTCAGACAGTATTCATTGGAGACTAGTATAAATAGGTTCAAAGGAATTATAAATGGCACGTCAATTTGCAGTAGAAGATGGTAATTTACAAACACGCTCTATAGTAACGTCTCGTACAGTTAATTATAAAGATGTTGACTTGACGTTTTCCAAAAAAGCGAATAACGATATCTTCAAAAAAGAAGATGCCGCAGCTGTAAAACAAGCAGTAAAAAATATATTAATGACGAATCCTGGTGAAAAACCATTTCGTCCTTTTTACGGCGCTGGTCTAAATCGATTTCTTTTTGAATTAAGCGAAGGCTTAGAAGAAGACGAAATACAAGATGCTGTGGCTGAAGCTATTAGTAGAGACGAACCAAGAGCTGCGTTGCTCGGAGTTAAATCTACTGTTGATGCAGACAATAATTCTATTAGAGTTCGTGTAGCATTTAGAGTACTGAACACTAGCGCAGTCGAAGAAATTTCAATTGATCTCACGAGGTTAAGATAATGGCAATTATCACATCATCAAGTCTTGATTTTGATACAATCAAACAAGCGTTAAAAACGAAACTACAAGCATCGAGCGAATTTGCTGACTACGACTTTGAAGGCGCTGGCTTGTCTAACATTCTTGATGTATTGGCTTATAATACACACTTGAACGGCCTTGTTGCAAACATTGCTATCAATGAAACATTTTTAAATTCTGCTCAACTTCGTTCTTCAGTTGTATCTCATGCTGAAACAATTGGTTATTATCCTCATTCAAAAACTGCATCTCTTGCTACAATATCTGCTTCAGTTGCAACTTCAGACACTGTAACTGCTCAAGCAACTCTTCCAGCAAATACTACTTTCACTGGCACAATTGGTGACACATCATATACTTTCCAGACTCTTGAAGCATTTACTGCCGCCAACGATGGGGCCGGAAACTTTGCATTTCTTAATTCTTCTGGTACTGCATCTTTGTCAATCAAAGAAGGTACACTAAAAACTAAAACGTTTATTGTTGGTGATTCTACTGAAGAGCAAGTTTATATCATTCCTGATACTGAGCTTGATAAGAATACTATGAAAGTAGATGTATTTGATACAACTACATCATCATCTTTTACGTCATACTCGAATGTTGAAAATACTGTAAGAATTGAATCAACCTCAACCATTTTCATTGTTCGTGAAACACCGAATGGCTTTTTTGAATTGATCTTTGGTGAAGGAAATGTTCTTGGTAAATCTCCAAGTGCTGGTAATAAAATTGTAGTTACGTATCTTGCAAGTAACGCTGCAGATGCAAATGGTATTTCTACATTTACAGCAGACGACGATATTAGAATTAATGGAAGTGATTATACACTGAATGTTACAACTCTTACCGCATCAGCGGCAGGTGATGATAAAGAATCAATTACTTCGATTAAAAGAAACGCTCCACTTGTTTTTGCTTCTCAACAAAGACTTGTAACTGCTGATGACTATAAAGCAATTATCGGCCAACGATTTAACTCACTGATTAGTGATGTTATATCTTGGGGTGGTGAAGACAATGTTCCAGCAATCTATGGACGCACTTATGTCTCAATCAATTTCTTTGAGAATATTCCAGAGGATATTCAGACTGCAACAAAGAATACAATCGCTACTACTATCTCAGAAAACTTGGCAGTCATGTCGATTGATACAGTCTTCGCTGATCCAGCTTTTACTTTTATTGAACTCAGAGTTAAATTTGACTTTGATCCAGAATTGACTAATGTTACTCTTGACACAACACAAAATAATATCAAATCAGCTGTTGCATCTTATTTCACTGAAAATCTTGGTATGTTCAATAAATCATTTAGACAATCTGGTTTAATTACTGCTATCGATGCTCTTTCTCCAGCAATTTTAAACTCGTCAATGACCGTGAAAGCTCAAAGAAGATTTGCTCCTACATTGAACACAGTTGGTAATTATACTGTTGATTTTCCAATGCCTATTGCTGCTCCAGATGATGTTAACTTTGTTCTTACTTCTTCGTCAGTTACATACGATGGCAAAACCAGCGTTTTAAGAAATAGACTATCATCAACTACTATTGAAGTCTTTGATACTATCAATGGTGTTGTGGTAGAGGATAACGTAGGATCCTACAATAAAGATACTGGAGTTATTACTTTCACTGGCTTTGGTTCTAAACTTTCTGCTTATGTTGGTGATGCTATTAAAATATCAGTCACACCGGCAAATCAACAAACAATTAAACCTTTGAGAAACTATATTCTTGATATTGATTTGAGCCTCACGACTGCTTCAGGTACGATTGATAACGATAACACTACAACTTCATTGACAGTATAAAATGGCTATTAGCGCAATAGATAAAAATAGAAGAGACCCTACTCTTTTTACTTCAAAAGTAGATCAGGTTTTACCTGAGTACTTTCAAGAAGATAATTCTAAACTCATTTCTCTTCTTGAAGAATATTATAAAAGTCTTGATAGTGACAATGGAACTATTAACTTTTCTGAAAAAATACGTGATGTTTTTGCAGCAAGAGATATTGCAGAAACTGATGATACATACTTAGATCAATTGATTGGTGAGATTGGTAACGGATTAAAAGCATCTAGTTTCTTCGATCAACCTCGCTTAATGGCTCGTCTTCTTGCACGATTTTATCAAGCAAAAGGTACACGAAACTCTGCTGAAGGTTTCTTTCGTGGATTCTTTAACGAAGAAGCTGAAATCATTTACCCAAAGAAAGATCTTTTTATTGTAGGTGAATCACAACTTGGATTTGATTCTCAGAAAAGATTGATAGATAATCGTAGGTTCCAAGTTCTTTCAATTTTAGTTCGATCAGGTCTTTCTGTATCTGACTATGAAAATTTATATAAGAAGTTTGTACACCCGGCTGGTTTCCACTTTGCTGGTGATGTTGTGTCTGTTGGAAGTGCTTCTTTTACTCCGACAGTTACTACACATGATCCACTTGAAGTTCCAGAGCTCGCAGCGATTTACTTGTCAGAAGTAGAACTTGCACCTAGAACTTTATTCGGTGAAACAACTCTTCTATATGATTCAAGTGATGGTACTCAATTCCGTGTTGATACTATTCAACAAGAATTACTTTACTACACAGTTGATTCAGATCTTACAGCTAGTGTCTGGGGTAAATACTATGACGACATTAAAACAATTCTCAATCCGAATTCGTTTACATTTGATGATAGTGCTACATCCGGCCGCCCAGACTTTGCAATGACTGTAGAAACTATGGATAATGACTACTTTACTCGCATTTCATCTGACTCTGCGATATAAATAACCATTATAGGATTTAGATAAATGGCAAGACAAAATATCAATACTGGCAGTACTGCGAATGACGGAACTGGTGATACGCTGAAAGCTGCTGGTACAAAAATTAATACTAACTTCGTTGAGCTCTATAGCTTTTTAGGTGGTGGAGATAGCAATAACCTGTCTTCACAAGTAACATTTGAAGATAGTGCCGTAGTATTTGAAGGTGCTACTGCAGACGCTCATGAAACTCGACTGGTTGCAAGTAATGTAACTGCTGATGTCAAAATTACTTTGCCAGACTCTGATGGTATTGTAACGTTGAATGGTGCTACTCAGACTTTGTCAAACAAAACAATAAGTACACCTATCATTAATCGACCTCAGATTTTACATTGTATCAACGATTCATCAGGTAACCCGTTTATTAACTTTACTCGATCGGCGTCGTCTGTTAACCAGATTACAGTTATTAATGCTGCAGCTTCTGGTAAACCTCAAATCAATGCAACTGGTACAGACGGTAACATTAATCTAAACATTAACGCTAAAGGTACTGGATCGGTTGAAGTAAGTAAGGTTGCTTACGAATCGGTTACAATTACTTCGAACGGTACTGCATCAACGGCAGCTTCATATATTATATGTAATAAAGGTTCAGCTCTTGCTGTTGCATTGGCAGATGGAACGACAACTGGTGAATATAAAATCTTTACAAACAAAGGAGCCGGGACTGCAACAATTACGCCTACAAGTTTTGGCACTAATACTAGTTTCGCAATTGCTCAAAATGAAGGAGCACAATGCATATGGGATGGTTCCAACTGGTTCCTCGTAGGCAATCAATCAGTAACAACGGTGGTATAATATGGCAGCAATTGTAACAGACGCGCTTAAACATCAAATCGCGCTTAATTTCTTCACTGAAGTCACAAGCACAACTGACTCAAATGAGTACTTTATTGGCATCGGTAAGACAGACACTTATGATTCATCTGACACTACTGCTACTCCACTTAGCCATCAATTCGATTCTCGTATATCTCGCGGTAATCTTGAATCAATTAAGAAAATTACTGCAACTTCTTTTGTCGCGACAAGACATAACTGGTCTTCAGGTACAACATATTCTGCTTGGAATGATAAACAAGTAGGTTATCCAACACAACCATACTATGTACTGACCGAAGATAACGAAGTTTATATCTGTATTCAACAAAGCCAGAGTGCAACCGGTTCTGCAAACCCATCAACAGTCAAGCCATCTTATAGCGCCGCTGGTGCGAGTGTCTCGTCTGTATTTGAAACTTCTGATGGTTATCGTTGGAAGTATCTCTATTCTATCTCAGCTGGTGAAGCTACTAACTTCTTGACTGCTGGATTTTTTCCAACACAAAAAGTTCTAGTTGATTCTGGTGCAGCCACTGCTTTCCAACTTCTACAGTTGAACGTTCAAAACTTTTCAACTGGTGGACAGATTCTTGGAGCAGAAATCGTAGATGGTGGTTCAGGTTATACTTCTGCACCAACAATCGCTTTCCGCGGAAACGGTGCGGGAGCTGCAGCTAGTGCTACAATCTCTGGTGGTCGTATTGTAAAAGTTACTATGGACAATGAATCTGCTGGTATGGGTTCAGGATATGATTATAGCTCAATCTCGCTCTCAGGCGGTGGAGGAACTGGTGGTTCATTAAGACCAATCATTGGTCCACGTGATGGCTTTGGATTTGATGCTCGTAAAGATTTGAAATCTTCAAGTGTTTTGTCAAACGTTAAAGCTGATGGTACCGAAACTGGAACATTTAATATCACTAACGATTACAGACAAATTCTTGTTTTGAAAAACTTAGACCTCACTGATTCTGCTTCTCCCGGTGGTAGATATTCTGGAACATCTTCAAAAGTGAATCGCCAATTAACTCTTACAACTGATATTGCTACAACTGGATTTTCTGTTGATGAAATTATTACTGGCGGAACTTCTGGAGTAACTGCATTTGTTGATGAAGTTGACTCAAATAGTGGTTTCACTATTCGATTCCATCAAAACGAAAAGACTCAAAACGGTCACTTCCAAAATTCAGAAGCATTAACTGGTAACTTAGGTGGATCAGGTACAGTTGATAGTGGCAACCTCTTTAGTCCTGTTGATATTTACTCTGGAGATTTGTTATACATAGAGAATAGAGCAAGAATTGTTCGATCTTCGTCTCAAACCGAAGACCTTAAAGTTATATTGACGGTGTAAAGAATGGCAACTACATTTACCACTACTACGTTCGGAACTACATATAAGGACGATTTTAAAGACTCTGATAATTACCATCGGATACTCTTTAACGCTGGTCGAGCTTTGCAAGCACGTGAGCTTACGCAAATGCAGACAATCATCCAAACTGAGATTCAGCGGATGGGATCAAACATCTTCAAAGAAGGTGGTAAAGTAAATGGCGGTAACCTTACACTCAACAATTTAGAATTTATCAAGCTCACTTCAGGAGCTCTTCCAGCAGCTGCTAGTGATGTAGTTGGTGAAACATTTACTGATGGCGATGGCATTAAAGTCAAAGTCATTAAGGCTGTTGAAGCTACCGGTTCTGACCCGGATACAATCTATGTAGAATATACTAGCACGTCAAGCGGTACAGCTGGCGCATCGGCTGTTCGTTGTTCGAATGGTGGTACACTAACTCATGATGGTGGTTCTCTCGATGCACTTACAATTGCTTCTGCAGACGCAACTGGTCAAGGCTTAGAAGCTTCAATTACTTCTGGTTCTTTTTATGTACAAGGCCACTTTGTTTTCGTCAAACAACAATCCGCATTTGTGAATAAGTATTCAAAGACTGGCACAAAAGAACTTGGATTTAAGCTTGTACAAGATATTGTTACAGCAACTGATGATAACGATCTTTTTGATAACCAAGGCGCGGCTCCAAACAACGCAGCACCTGGTGCAGATCGATATCGGATTAGCCTCACTCTGAGTACTCGTGACTTATTAGCTGCTTCAGACAACTTTGTTTTCCTTTGTAAAATCATAAATGACAAAATCGGTAAACAAGTAACGGTTAATAGTTCTTATAACATTATTCGCGATTTCATGGCGCTAAGAACTAAAGAAGAATCAGGCGACTATATTGTAAAGAATTTTGTAGCAAAGTTTGAACCACTCAATGATTCAAATCTTAGCTTGGATGTAAGTAATGGTTTAGCATATGTTGATGGTTATCGAATTGATATTCCAGCCGAAGACATTACTGTACCAAAGGCTCAGACAACTCAAGCAGAGAATGGTGATACTGTAATTCCTCGTTATGGTAACTATGTTCTTTTTGATTCAAACTACAATCTACCAGAAAATCACGCTAGATCAAATCTTTTTGACGGCGTACATGATTCAGCTGGAGCTGTTCCAAATCATATTGGATACGCAAGAATTCGTGGTTATGAAGAAGACGGAGCAGACCATAGAGCTTATCTCTATGATATTCAAATGAATTCTGGCCAAAACTTTGCGAACACTGCTTCAATTGGAACTGGTGCTAATGAATATCTCGCTGTAAAACAAGTAAGTGGTCGAGCAGTTATTCAAGGTACTGCTGACAATAATTTGTTATTCCCTCTTAGTTATGCTCGTCCATCAACTATTGCCTATACATCTTCAAACGATATTACGCTTCAAAAGAAATATACAGTAACAACAAACGCTAGTGGTGTTCTTGCTTCTAACCAAGTTATATCTGGTGGTGATACATTCACAAGTTCTACTTCTTGGGTTGCAACAGATACTTCTGGAAAAGTCGCAAGTCTTACATTTAATATTACTCTTGGTTCGCCAGCTGGTACTGAATTCAATATTACTGGTGGCGGTGGCAATACTAGAACATACGACATTTACGCTTTACAAGTTCACAAAGGTCCAAGTAACTTCTCGGCTAAGACAAAGTCTCTTGCTGCTCAACAGACTCTTACTTTGAACATGCAAAATGACTTAGATTCAGACGGAAATGGTACTCAATTCTTATCATTGAGAAAAGCAGATATCTATAAAGTTGAAGGAATTAATTTAGGTTCTACAAGTGGAGCTGATTTAACAAACTTCTTTACTGTCGATAATGGTCAACGAGATAACTTTTATGGCATCGGCCGATTAATAAAGAATAGTGGTGTTGGTAATCTTCCAAACGGTAACGCAGTTGTCCAATTCAGATACTTTACACACAGCACATCAGGTACTCATTTCGATATAACATCTTATCCATCTGGAGATAGTGTTGGATACGATGGGATTCAAGATTACCGTCAACAGGATGGTAATACTGTTAGCTTAAGAAATGTTCTTGATTTCCGCCCAGTGGCTGGTATTCTTGCAGATTCAGATGGTACAATGAGATACACATTTGACTCAGCCGGTAACGGTAGCCAAATTACTCCGTTGCTTCCAGCAAATCAAAACGCTTTTGATATTAATCCAACATATTATCTTACTCGTAAAGATCGACTCGTTGTTGCAACAAAAGATGAAAATCTAGATCGTTATCCACAAGCTGGCGAGCTTCGTTATATTGAAGGTGAACCAGCTCTTACTGGTGCAAAACTTCCAGCTGTACCAGATGGATCTTTAGAAATCTATCAGTTTACTTTGAATCCATTTACAATCCATGAATCTGATTTATCAAGTCGTTATGTTGAAGCTAAACGATTTACAATGGCAGATATCGGTAATCTTGAGAAAAGAATTGATGATCTTCAAGATTTGACTGTGTTAAGTTTACTTGAAAATGCCACCGAAGCATTAACGATTGTTGATTCGGCTGGTAATGAAAGAACAAAAGCTGGATTCATTGCTGATCCATTTGATAATTTCAATTTTTCAGATGTTGAAAGAGACGAATATAGAGCATTTATTCATGAACGTAGTGGTGTACTACATCCTCAAGCAATGTCAAATGTCATTCGTCTTCTATACGATTCTGCTAATTCTACTAGCACTACACGTGGAGTTTTCAGACCGTCAGGCGATATCTTGACTTTGTCTGTAGATTCAAGCCATGTGTTTATTGATCAACCATTAGCGACTGAAACAGAAAATGTTAACCCATTTGCGGTATTCTCTGGTGAAGGTCATATCACGTTATCACCAAGATCTGATACGTGGTACGAACGCCGTCAAGCACCTGATGCAATTGTAGATGGTGGAACTATTAGAAAAGTTAGAATTATCCGCATCAATGGCGGTGGCGGCGGTGATGATAACGGCGGCCGGGATAACGGTGATATTGGACGCGATCCATCTGGTACAGCTGGTGCTGGCCAATTTGGAGGTGGCGGTCCTACTGGTATGTCGGATTGGGGTGATTAATAAATGAAAAAGACAAATATAACGGAGTGTCATAATGTCTAACGTTGATATTCGCAGAGAAAAAATTGGAACGGAAATCGTTGATGTGTCGTTCATTCCTTTCATGCGTGGCAGAAAAGTTTTCTTTAAGGCACAAGGCCTTCGCCCTAACACTCGGTATTTTCCGTACTTTGGTAAGAAAGCGATTGATGATTACACACGTGAAGAAACAACGTTTAAATCATTTGCAGAACGTCAGGATGATAATTCAAACGTTTTCCAAAAAGCACTTGCGCACCCTGATGGATCTACAAATCTAATTTCTGACGCTTCAGGTGTCATCATTGGTTCATTTGTTATTCCTAGCAGAGATAATTTTAAGTTTAGAACTGGTACTCGCGAATTTAAACTGGTAGATGTATCCGGTGCAGGTACTGATGAGTCCCAAGCTATTAGTACTGCTAGAGTTCCTTTTACTTCAACTGGTATTTTACAAACATATCAAGATACTGTTCGTGTTACAAGAATTGTTACAACAACACAGATTATTCGAAGAGATCCTCTTGCTCAATCATTCTTTGTAGATGCTGTTGAAAATAAGAATGGCATTTTTATAACAAAGATTAGAGCATATTTTGCAACAAAGTCAACTGGTGTTCCGGTTCAAATGCAAATCCGGCCGGTTGTTGCTGGTGTTCCGTCAAATCAACCTTTACCAGATGCTTCTAAATTTTTAGATCCAGCTAGTATTAATATTCCAACTGATGCGTCTGATCTCAATAATATTCGTTCACATGGTACAGACTTTGAATTTGATGAGCCAGTTTATCTAGAGCCAAATAAAGAATATGCCTTTGTTATTTTGGCAGATAGCGTTGATTATACTGTTTTTGTCGCAAAGACATATGAATTCTTGATTGGTTCAACCGAAGCAAGAGTTAATAAGCAACCTACTCTTGGTTCTTTGTTTATGTCTCAAAACTCTTCAACTTGGTCGCCAGATCAAGATCGTGATATGATGTTTCAGATATATCGCGCAGAGTTTGCAAGTTCTGGTTCAGCGTTGTTCACCAATGCTACAGACATACGTGAATTAACAAATGATAATCAACTTCTTGCTGATTCAGGTGGAACTGAATGTACAGTGTTTATGGTTGGCCACGGTCTCGCAAAGAACGATAAAGTCTTTATCTCTGGTGTATCAGACGCAGATGTAAGTGGCGCGTTTAGTTTTGCCAATTCCGTTACTGGATCAAGAACAATCACAAAGGTAGATCATACCGGATTTACTTTTGCCGCTGACTCAAACGCTCAAGGATCTCTCTTTGTCGGTGGTGATGGCATGATCGTTACTCGTAACATGATGTACGATAGATTCAGACCAAGTGTTCAAACGCTATTACCCGGAGCCGATACAACTCTTTCTGCTACGGCAAAATTAGTAAGTGGTTCTTCATACGCTGGAAATAGAAACACAAATCCAACATATACAAAAGACGGTGCATATACACCTATTACATTGAATGAAAATAACTTTTTAACAGCACCTTGTATTGTTTTAAACGATTCAAATGCAGTTGTTCATAGCTTGTCTGGCGCCTCATTCGATATGAAAGTCGATTTTGCTACATCAGACACAAAAGTTTCACCAATTATCGATCTACAAAGATCTGATTTGATAATGCGTGAAAACATTATTGACAAACAGGATAATTCAGCTACAAGTGGATTCAATGTTCCAATTCGATTTGTTGATGAAACTGATGCTAGTCTTGGTTCACATGCTGCGAAACACATTACAACACCAGTTACTCTTGAAGAACCAGCTGTTGGTTTGAGCATTAAGTTTGGTGCTAATCGTCCATCCGCTGCAGGATTTAGAGTATACTTTAAGACTGGTACACCAGATGATAACCTTGATGATCTATCATACACTGAGTTAAGTGAAGTCACAAGCAATCCAGCTGATGAACAAGTTACAGTATTCCGTGAGTACGAATATCTTGCTGGTGGTGATGTTGGTAACCTTGATTCATTTACTCAATTCCAAGTAAAGATTGTTATGACTTCAACAAATTCATCTAAAGTTCCTGCTATTACAGACTTAAGAGTGATTGCTCTAGTAACATGATGAAACAACAAGTACAAGGGATGAACGGCTGGGTAAGAGATATACGTACTGGAGCCGTTATAAATACAAATACGAAAGATATAGCAAAAGCTAGGCATCGTAAAAAGGTTTGGAAAGAACAACAGGAAGAACTTGAAATACTTCGTAATGATGTTGCTATGATGAAACAAATGATGCAACAGATTTTAGAGGATAAAGATGGCTCAAACAACAATTAATCTATCAGATCCTATTGCAACTTGGGTAACTAAGTCGAATGAAATGGGAGCCGATATTGGAGATCTAGCGACGCTAAGTGATTCAGCCGCGACGCTTGTTCATGCCATTAACGCCATAGATTCAGATATTGGTAATCGAGCATCACTTACTACTCCGGCGGTTGACTTAGTAACTGCTATAAATAATCTTGCGAATACGTTCTTTGAGGTAACAGATTCTGCTGATATTAAGAATTACTTTGTTAGTACTTCAGGTATTGGTGGCATTACGTTTGATAGCGGATCCGGTGGATCGCGTGGATCATTTACTCTTGTGAATGATGCAATTAACGCATCTAAGATTCAAGATTTTGCTGTCCAACAAGAACACTTTAATGATAGCTCTGTTCCAAGTCGAGCATTTAGAGCTCAGGTAGTTTCTAATTCGGCCTTAGCTGATTCTGCGGTATCATTTCACAAAATTCAAAGTGGAGCAATCAAATCGACTAACTTTGCTTCAACAACTAAATTAGAAATTAAAAATTCAGCGGGAACAACGCTTAAAACAATGTACGGACCTGGAGTTTAATAATGACAGTATTTCCACTTAAATATGATGGCAGTGATTCGCTGCAAGATATGACTGATGCTGAACTTGAAAGAGTCACGTATTACACACAAGCAGCATACGCTGCAGTTTTGAGTGCTAATGGAATCGGATACGTTTTTGCTGGATCAGGCGAAACGGATATCGGTTCTGCGTCAGACACTAGTTCTACACAACAAACGAACGGCACTAGAAAACTTACTAACTCTGGTACTACTCAAGGTTACCCAGGCTATCCAGGGACTGGTACAGAAACAGACGCAACATACGATTACCGTCAAAACAGATCTTCACCGACTGCTGTTTCGGCTGCGGTGTTTAACGAACACGGCCCAGTGTATTATGATTCTGGAAGTGATCATATCATTCCATTTACTACCGAAGCTCAAATTGCTGATGTGATCACTAATCAAGCGATTACAAATATGAGAACTGGTGATGAGGTTGGTTCTTATAGAGTATCAACATCTACTCCTTCAAACGGAGGAGCTGGAACATGGACTGATAAAGGTACATTCTTCGCAGATACTACTTATTCAGCTGGTACAACAACATATAAGCTTTGGGTAAAAACTGCGTTAGATAGTATTCCCGGATCAGATACGTTTCCTCTTAACCTTGAAGGTGCTGGCACAACTGGTCAGTTACAACAAGCTGAGATTACAGCTGCTAGCGGGCTGGTACAAAACGTCTTGTTACCTTCTCTGCAACGTAAAATGTCAAGTGGTCTATACTACACAGTGGCTACATCAACATCTGGAGAGACTCGTGGAACATTCACAAACACTCGTCAAACTGGAACAACAAATTCACAGTCTCTCGGAGTAGATACAATTGGCGGTGTTTACGGTACGTTTTATCGGTCTATAAGTAGTCCATCAGGCAGTGCCTCAACAGTAACAACATATTATTTTAATATGATCCCTGCATAAGGAATATGAAATGAAAACAAGAGACGGAAGATTAGTCAATGCTCGATTTACAGATACAGATAATACGCTGATCAGAGCAGAATTTAAAAATTATGAAAACGATGGTGCTGTAACTATTGCGCACCATGCATTTAATCCTGAAAATAAAATTGTTCATGAAATTTTACAAGAGTTTTCTCCAGAAGATCTTGAGAGAAACTACGTAGAATTTAATAAAGAAGAATCAATTCGCGTAGCTTACTTTAACAAGTTCGCCGAAAGATTTGATGAGATTGTTGACTATCTTGATTCCGGCGTTGCACCTCAAGCACCGGCCGAAGAAAAGCCAATTAATCTTACATCAATTAAAGAAATTGGAAATAATGCTGAAGAATTCTTCAAACTGAAACTTGAAGTATTTGAACTTGAAGAAGTAAAAAATTCAAAGAATCGCAAATGGAAAGCGAGTATGCGAAAGGCAACTACCAGCCTCGAACTTCTCTCGTTACTTTATGAGGTGTATTCGACCCTTGAAAATGAAGAAGGCGAACGTCTGGATTAAACTCTTCTCCAAGAAACAGGTACTCTCCAGGATAGCGCAAGTTAGCGTCTAAAATAAAGTTATTGTTATACTGAGCCCACTTATTCCAATTAGTCATCCAAGTTTCGGGTAAGAATTTAAGCTTCAGTCTTTCTTTTACAGAGTCTTCTACAAAATACTGTTCACCATTAACGGGGCCGCAAGTGGTCCCGTTTTTGATATAATACTCCATCCAATATTCAGAATCCGACACAAATTTATCATAGATGTATTTACAATCTTTTGGATAATACTTTTGAAATCCACCTTGTAGTCTATAATTTAATTCTGGATCTACATCATCCCACCAACAATATGCTCCAATAAACTCACCGCGTTCGATCGGATAATTTATCGCATCCATATAATCATTGATAAAGCTCATATCTATATCAATAACTACGACTGGTTCGTCGATATCTAAAGACATTGGAACTAACTTATTCCATTGTGCTTTTCCAATAGTCTCTTCACGAATCCAATTTACGTTTGGTATTTTTGAATCAATGTACTCTTCGTATTCTGGGCCGTATTTGTCGCCAGTACGGACAGCGTAGACTCGTGGTTCCATAGTTCGTCCTTCGCATGATTGTATAGTGTGATTGGCATTTTACCACCATCCCACAAATATGAATCACATACTTTATCGTAAGTATTATATTCTATTTCTTTGTATAAAAACTCGTCAATGCCTTTATTATATTTTACCATATAATAGTCAGGATCTTCAGCAAACTTATCATGAATATGCGAGTGATCTCCTGACCAAGACATGATAGAACTATTCAATGGTGTATGAAAAGGCTGCCTCCACCATGCGTGAAGAAGAGTAAATTTATCACGCCAAAGATGATCGATAGTGCCCCCAATAAAAACGTCGAGATCAAAATACAGGTATTGTCCGGTTTTAAAAAGATCAAACAGGCGAAGCTTATCATACACACCACCGTATAAAATATCGTCAACAACAGATAGTCTATCATATTGAGCTCCTATGTTATCTAGCATATATTCTATATTGTGTATCCAATATGATTGTCCATACGCTGGTGGTGTGTTGAGTAATACTATTTCCATTTTTCAACCATCGTGTCGAGTTTACAATGACAAGAAATAATATCACAAGTATACGGATCAGCCGGTAATCTCCACACTGTATTAACGTTTCCAAGTGGCAAGTCAGCTCCAGCACAACATCTTCGAATAGTACCATCTGCTTCAACAGATAGGCTTTTAATACCAGCCATACATTTCCATCCACGGAAATCTACTTCTTTGTTAGCGATCATATCAGGATGAGCTCGTTCTTCTCCATCGATATAGATTTTCCAAGGATACGGCCAGTTAACTTTTAATGGCAAGCATCTTTTCTCTCTCGATTGAGTGATCCACTTAATTTGTTCAGGACTATAATCCATTAGTTTACCATCGCCTTGAATACTTACTCGAGTCAATTTAGCATTCACATCAACAGTAGCTTTACTTTCTATAATTCTTTCAACTAACTTTTGAGCTCTATCGAAATTTTCAGGAGTCACTTGTAAATTAGCGACAATCTCTCCTTTTGATTGCATTGCTTGAATTACGTCAAAGAAATGATCATCGTCAGCAAACTCATAATGCCAACTGAATACAATGTAAGCATTAAGATCTTCAGGCCATTGATTCCAATATCGTAAAGTGCGACTTCCATTTGTACAAATTTCAATAATTCTATTTGGAGAGTTAATCTTTTTACAGAATTCGTCAAACTTTGGCATGAGTGTTGGTTCACCACCTAACAAGGATACTAACATATACTCATTATTCTTTTCAAAGTCGTTGAGAAGATCTACATAGTTTTCCCAGTCAGCTGGCCATCTGTTTTTTCCGCCATAATGATATGGATGACAATAGCTACACTTATAATTACACACGTCATGAAGCATGATATTTACAATGCCGCAATCTGGATTGTTGTTTGTAATTCTCATACGATTATCTATTTCCATTTAGTTAGTATAGTTTCAAGCCGACAGGTACAAGGTTTATGAGTATCACAAATGATCGGATCTTTCGGAAGCTCAAAATACGTATTAATATTTCCTAAGCTACCACCTACTTGTTTTGTGCATCGCCATATTTCGCCATTGGTGTGTACATAAATTCTATCAAGGCCAGCATTACATTTCCACCCTTGAAACCAATAGTTTTCTGATGCTATCATTTCTGATAATTTGCCGGCACTACACTCGAGTGGTAAAACAAAGTTTGGACCTGATTGAGTATTATTCCAATAATGAGATTGAATCCATTTTTTCTGTTCATCAGTATATTCAAAATAGTCAGGTCCGTCGATCACGACTCGAGTAAACTTTGGAATTGCTTCTACTCTTAATTTTTTTTCTACTATTCTATGGTATAGTGCTTGTCCTCTTTCGTAATTATCTGGAGTCAATAAGAATGTAGCCACACACATAGCTTTGTCTTGCATGATCTCGAGAACATCAAGGTAATGGTCGTCATCTGCTTCTTCATGGTGCCAACTAAAGAGAGCAGTTGCTGTATGTTTTGGTAAGCTTTCCCAGTACCGCTTTGTTCTACTTCCATTAGTAGCGTATTCAATGTACGTACGATCATCACTAATATAATCTATAAAGTCATGAAACTTTGGCCATAAAGTTGGCTCACCACCGAGAATCTGAACATACACATATTTCTTTTTTTCTTTGATCTCGTCAATTAGATCAAGGTATCCATCCCACTTAGTAGGCCAACGGTACGACCCATCGCGATGTTCATCACTACAATAGCTACAATTAAAATTGCAGACATTATGGACAAACAACGAGACAATACAGCAATCTGGATTTGAGTTAATTATTTCCATTTGCCGAGTATCATGTACCTCGTATATTGATCTGGAGTACCTTCATTAAATCTCTTCTTACCACCATAGAGTTCTTTGACATCAGCCTGAGCTGCGAGCTCTTGACCGGTCTTGACACAGTTAATATGGTCTGGTTCGTTTGTCTTGTCATTTGACTGTAGAGCTAAAAGAGTACGCTCAGGTTCTTCATAATACTCTTTTGTTGTGTTCATATTCCACATATGCTCACATGAAGTATTTATTACTAAATGTGTACGTCTTTTTTCTGTATAAGTAAAGTAGTCCTGATTAAAAATACGTACGTTGTCATAACCAAAGAGATCACAATACTTCCAAATCATTTTACACGCCCATGAGTCAATCTCAAAAATATCGATCTCACGAATTTGAATATTCCACTCATCCATTAGAAATTGAATAAGAGGAAACCCATACCATCCACCAATGATTTCTACACGAAACTTTCCGTTCTCATCTCTCGGAATCTGAACGTTTGGTAAACCTTCATAAACCAGCCACTCTTTACACTTAATCTGGTTTGGATGCAAAGAATCTATCCAACGATCTAACATAAATGAATGATTGTGACGAAGCCATTTCATCATTTCAGCATATTCAAGTTGCATATACTACCCTCCGGATTAAATTCTTACTTTATTATACACCATTTATGTTCTCCCGTAAACAATAAAATGAGTTTTCTGCTCACTTATTATTTCAAACGAATCGTATATTTCTTTGACATTATACCATCCAACTAGATCTTCGACAGATTCAACTGGACAACAATCTCCGTTATGCTTTTCGTTATCACCGATGAGTAGTACATCTCCTTCGAGTGTAATAGGATATGTTTTTTCGCAGTTAGCATGAACAACTAAATCAGCATTAAGATCTACGTCGTCAAACACGAAATCCTTGTTAATAAAGATAGGGCTATTCATGAATTTTGGATCGTAGTCAATTCCTTTTACGTTGATACCACATGATGCTAACTTATGTAGAAAATCTTTTCGAGCATTGCATGCTAAGAATATGATAGAATCATAGTTAAAGTATATCGATTCAAATTTATCAATCATAGCTTTTCCATAATTTAACTGTATCTTTGTCAGCCTCGTCGAGCTCGTATGACTCTTCCACGATACCTTTGTTCCTCGCAATATGGGATGTATTGAAAATAGAAATCTTTCCTTTTAACTCGAATCCTTGCCGATTATAATTTGTCACAAACCCTTCATCCCAGAACTTGAGACGATTATTCCTATGGTGTTGATAAAAGAGATATTTATCTAGAGACTTATATGTCCACTCAATCTTCTTCCAATTGTCATTAGTAAACTGAATAAGCCACTCAGGATTGTTGAACTTTACAAAAGAACTATTGACATGACAAGAACCGCCTTTACCATACCAAAGTAAAGATCGCTCGCGATAATCATTCCAATAGTTCCAAATCATAGTAAAATCGTTATCATTTTCAATGTCTGTAATATCGTCATGAATTAGCACGTCTAAATCAAGCCACACACCCTTCTCGTGTTTTTCCATAAGAATCAACTTCTCATAGGTAAACACACGATCCGTATCAAATTTTCTTAATGATTTGATATTTTTTACCTTTACTTCTTCGCGTAACATGTTATAATTATCTGTATAGCATGTTAATGTAAAGGGTTTTTTATAGTGCTTTTTGAGGCCGCCGTACAGCCGATTTACGTATTCGGGACCGTACTTGTCGCCCCATTTCAGTGTATAGAAATCCATTATAAATACCTCGTGTAACACTATATATAAAGGTTTCATTATGAGCGTAGATGATCAGTTCCCCTCCTCCACTTTTTGTGCTTTACCGTGGATGCATCTTTCTACTAGACCAAATGGTCATATGAGAGTATGTTGTACTGCGAATGCTTCAGGCGTCGCAGTAAACGCGAGCTCTACCAATAAGACTGTTTCAGAGTCTGGTGTACTTCGTAATGATGACGGTAAACCATCAAATCTCGCCACCACCGGTTTGATGGAATCGTGGAATAACGAATATATGCGTGGCGTTAGAAGGATGATGTTAAATGGAGAACAACCAAGCTCCTGTACAAAATGTTATAAAGAAGAAGAAGCTGGCCACATTTCTAAAAGAATCTGGGAAACTCGTAAGTGGATCAAAGACCAAGGCGGGATTGAACCAATTATCGAAGGCACAGCAGAAGATGGATCAGTGGCTCCAAGAATACGCTATATCGACCTTCGCCTTGGCAGTAAGTGTCAGCTTGCATGCGTTATGTGCTCTCCTCATGATTCAAGTAATTGGGTAAAAGAACATAAAAAGATTTACCCTACACTTGAAAACAACAATCTGAAAAAGTCAATGGCTTGGGAAAAAGAATCCGGCAAGTTAGCTTGGTCAGGTGGATCCTACAATTGGCATAAGAAGAATCCAAAGTTCTGGGATGAACTATACGAAACACTTCCGCATCTACGTCAATTGTACTTTGCTGGTGGTGAGCCACTCATTATGGATGAGCACTACATGTTGCTTGAGAAATGTATTGAAGATGGATTAGCACCAGACATTGAATTACGTTATAACTCAAATGGTATTGAGTGGCGTGATGACTTGTTTGATCTATGGTCAAAGTTTCGTAATGTTATCTTTCACTTCAGTGTAGATGACATTGAGATGAGAAATCATTTCATTCGGTATCCATCTAACTGGGAAGTTATTACAGGTTCAATTCAAAAGATGGATGATTATCCACACGGCAATCTTACATTGACAACAGCCACAACAATTATGGCACTTAATATTATGTACATGCCAGAATTTATTAAATGGAAACTTGAATCAAACTTTAAGTTACTCAACAAATGGCCAAATGGTGCCGGCATTTTTAATTGTCATCTTGCTTATTGGCCACCACAACTCAACGTAAAAGTTTTGCCTGAATGGTTTAAACAAGAAGTCAGACAGAAATATGAAGAAGAGTTGTATCCATATCTAGAAGAAAACTGGCAAAAATGCACAGGAGTAGAAGCTACTGACTATGATACATGGCGCAATTCCGAATATGGAATCAATAGACTAGAAGGACTACTTACTTTTATGGAAGCTGAAGATTGGTCTGAAAGATTACCTGAAACTGCTGAATGGTGTTATAAAGTAGGAAAAGAAAGATTCCTTGATTTCAATGAAGTCTTTCCAGATCTCGATTGGTTGGAGTGGTATAAATGAGTACGTTTTGTCCATTAGCTTGGAACTCAATTAATTTAAGAAATAATGGTGATCTTCGGATTTGTTGTAATACCAACAGCTATAGTCCGAAGAAAGGTATCATGCGTAAAGAAGATGGTACACCGTATAACGCTGGTCGTGACGATTTAAATGAAGCACGTAATGCTGAGATTGTAAAGGACGTTCGTGTTTCAATGATGAAAGGCGAATGGAATCCTGAATGTGAACGTTGCCGCCAAGAAGAAGTGAATGGTATTAGATCAAGGAGAGAATATGAATCAGAAGATTGGGACCTTACGCTTGAAGAGGCTATGGAAAAAACTAACGAGGACGGATCCATTGATCCTACTGATTTTGATATCGAGTTTTTCGATATTCGTTACGGCAATTTCTGCAACCTTAAATGCCGTATGTGCGGGCCCACCGACAGTCACATGTGGTATTCAGATCATGTCGCCCTTTACAATACCACCAAGTATAAAGATACTCACGATCTCATCCAACTGACTAAGAATGAAAAAGGTAAATGGTCTACAGACCAGTATGACTGGTTTAAGAACTCAAACTTCTATTGGAATAACTTCGAGAAACATACTGGTAAAGCAAAGAAACTTTACATTGTAGGTGGTGAACCACTCATCATTGAAGAACACTTTGAATCACTTGAAAGATTGATTGCTGCGGGTAGAGCCAAAGACATTCAGATTGAATACAACAGTAACCTGACTAACGTTACTGACCGCATCATGAAGATATGGGAAGAGTTTAAACAGGTTCGTATCGGTGTTTCAATCGATGGTTATGCTGATGTGTTTGAATATCAAAGAACACCAGCTAAGTGGAAGTCTG